ATGTAATTATTTTCGACTGGACGCATGAGAAAAAGAATATCACAATCATTAAGAGCAGTCCATGAAACTTGATCGATGTATTCAACTTGAATATTGTTATTGAGTTTATGAAGTTTTTGAAAAGGCCCGATTCCACGATAGAAAGAGCAAGCTCCTTTTGGAGCTACATCACAGATTTTTATCTTTATCACGATTTTTCTCCTTATGTCGTGTATTAAAACACGACATAAATCATATTGTCAACTTTTTTTAAGTCTTGACAGAAATTATATTTATTGTAAACATAAGCTATAAGCCGCTTAAAAGGCAGATTCGATAAAGGAGAAAAATAATTCGTGAATCTGCCTGTACTAATTCAACAATTAACAGGAACTTTTACACTTACAGGCTTGTATTCTTTTGAATTTGTTGATAAAAAAAGAAATACAATCACTGAAATATTTTTCATGATCCCTCCGAAAAAGAAAGATGTAACGGAAATTACAAGATCTACAACTAATCCGACTCTATCAAGTAATTATAATACCGATGCAGGAAATGGAACAAAAACCATAAACCTTCAGGGAGAATTATATTTTCCTTATGTCGGTGATCCCAAAAATCCGGTAGCAAGAGATTCATCACAGGCTGAAAATCCAATAGACGGAATGACAGAGTTTTTTAAATTGCGATGGATGCTGATCCGGTATAGAGATTACACCATGACTAAAAATGGCAAAGTTGATATTCCGGTATCAATTTTAAATTCCAGTCCTGAAATTACAGCACTCTATAAAAAAGTTTCCAAACTTGTTAAAAATAAAATGGGTGCTTTATATGATGAGATTCAGCTAATATTCCATGATTATGACATGGACGATCATTATTATTGCAGAGTTGACACATTTACATCTTCTCAGTCTGATTCAAAATATATCGCTGTTGAATATACTATAAATCTTGAATGTTACGAGAAAGATAACCGTCAAACTGCTCAGACAGTGGAGATAAAAAAAAGCCTCAACGAGTCAGTCGATGTCGGCAATACTCAGTTACAGGGAACGAATTTTGCATCTGATTTTTCAACTATCCAGGTTCAAATAAGTTATAACACTGACTTCTATAGATACACTCTTGAAGTTCAAACGCTACTTGATGAAATCAATACTGAGAACACAAATATTCAATCCGGTGTTTCAACTCCGCAGGATAATTTACCGAGATTGCTTACTATGTTAATCAATGCAATTGATATGGTTAAAAAATCTACATTATCAATATTTTTTACATCCGAACAATTAGCTTTATATGAAACTAACGATCTAACCATAGATGAAGTTTTGGATATTGAGTTAATTTCTTTTTATAATAGTCTGCTTAAAATCAGGATTTATGCTGAAGGATTGCTTGGTATAATTACATCAACTGTTAAAAAAGATGAAATCAGGTATTACGCTAATGCAGATGATTACACTCTGACAACTGAACAATTTGATGAAGACGGTTCAAATAAGATTTTAAATGAGTCTACCTTCCAATATTACACTGTTCAAGAGGGAGACACTGCAAGAATTATAGCACTCAGAGAATTAAAAGATCCAGAGAAATATATCTCAATTCTTAAAATAAATTCAATCACTGAATCCGATTTTATAGACGGAAATCTAATAGGTCAGAAAATTGTAATACCTGTGGATGTTTCTTCTTTGTCTCGCTCTGAAGATAATCTTGTTTATGAAGCGAATGATTCAGATATAAATTCCTATCTGCATGGTGGAGATATTGCCTTAGACGTAAACGGAAATATTCAAGTATCTGCAACAGGAGATATATTAAGTCAGACAGGTATTCAGGTAACTTATGATTCACTCATAAACAGGTTAAGCGGAACAAAGGGAACACTGAATGTATTTACTCCGAACTGGGGTTTAATCCCTATCGGTGACGGCAACGCCCCTCTGATGGTTAGGATTGACAGATATTTAACTGATTTGGTAACTCAAATTCAATCAGATCCGAGAGTTGAAAGCGTCAGGCTTGAGACTAAAAGCATAAAATTATATGGTGAAGCTTTAACGGTAAAAGGAACAATAAATTTTATCGGAAGTGATGAGACAAGAGAGGTAGCGGTAAATGGCTGATATAATTAAAGTATATACAGCGGATCAATTATATAATATGGCTCGTGATCTCATACTTTCCAAAAGTGTGGGGATTACTGATTTTAATGATGGTGGAAAAACAAAAGCACTTATTCAGATGATCTCTGATATTGTTTCAACTGTATCAATGGATTTTAAAGAAGGTTTATATAAATCAATACCAATTGCACTTTATGAAGGTTTCGGTTTTTCTAAAAAAGCCGCTACTTCTGCAACAGGATTTATCAGACCTTACAGAAAACCTGCAATGCTTATTTCTTATTCCGGCTCTGCAACATCTGTATTGCTTACTATAACATCAGGAACTATCGCAGCGGTATGCACTGGCGCACCTTCTGACGCTTTTACTTATGCGTTTAGCTCGTATCCGAAAACAAGCGATATAGCTTCGGAAATTGACGGATTGACAAATTGGTCTTGTAGCGTAATAAAAGATGTAAACTGTGATACTCTTTATCAATATTCCGGTGAAGAAGTTTTAGGTAAAACAAATTACCTTAATGCTTCCGGTATGGACATTATGCTTGCGTCAGATATTGCAATTCCTGTGTCCGAGGGTTATTCAGTTTCTATTGATTCCATGCAGATAATAACTACGGCAGCAGGCACTATCCCTGCCGGAGTTAGTGGCGTAGCGATTGCATCACAAAACACAACAACCGGATTATCCGGCAATATTGCTGTTAATGCTATAGATACTGAAAATGGTAAGGGATATATAAATTCTGTGATAAACGGAATTGAGCATGTTATAAATGATTCTGCTTTTTCCGGTGGAGCTTCTGCCGAAACAGATGAGGAAAGAGCTATAAGATTTTCAAACACGGTTAACGCTCTTAACGCTGGAACAAAAAACGGAATACTTGTAGCAATTGAAGCAATTGACGGAGTTAAATCCGCTGGAATGAGAACATCATATCCCTTCCGTGGATCAAATACAATAATTGTAGATGACGGCTCTGGAAGTATCGGATCAACGCTACTTACAGAAATCGAAAAAGTAATATATGGTGATCCGAATGATTTAATCAATTATCCAGGGAAAGGAACTGAAGGAATTGGTTATATAATTGTAGCTCCTGATATTGTTGATGTAAGTGTTGGAATATCAGCTACAAGGCTTGCAAATGTCAATGTTAATTTAATCGAAATTAAAAATGATATTCAAACCGCTATTGAACAATACATAAACACTCTACAATTAGGAGAAGATGTTCTCCTTTCAGAAATTGTCAGGGTTGGCAAAAACTCAAATGCTGCGGTATATGATTTAATCGTTACAAGTCCATCAAGTAATGTTGCGATTACTGATTCACAATTTGCAAGAACTGGATCGGGTACTGGTGGAACAGTAACCGTAACTGTCACGGTGGCGACATAATATGTCTGAAAAAATTACAATAAGAGTAAACGATAGTCTGTCTAAAATATTCAAGACAGATGATCCTGTATATAAAGCAGTAATATGCGATAAAGATGGCGTTCCTGAAGCATCTATAATCAAGCCAACTGATTTCAATTTAGGTGCAATTACCAATAATATTGAATATCTCAGACGCTTAGGAATTGATTTACTTAAACAGATTTTTATTGATCAGGCTTCAGGAGAGTTTTTAAGATATACTCTTGAAACATTTTTTGCAAGTTTACGACTGGAAGGAGAAACAGAAGAGGACTGGATTCAAAGAACAATATCTCTTATTTTCCAACCACGCATTTCGAGAGCTTCTTTAATTTTTGCGCTCAGACCTTACTCAAGTCAAGAGCCTCAAATAATTGCTGGCGGTGGAGATTCAATGTTTGCAGATGTAAGTTTTGCAGACAGAGCGACAAAATATACAACTACATACGAAGGAAGTCCTTTTTATGTTTTTCCTGCATTAGCTCAAAGCGATGAGAGTTCTTATTATTCAATCGTAGTAATATTAT